TAACTGTCTACTTGGTTAGATCAGCGTGGGGGTCCATAGGAAGACCAACAAGAGATTTCTATACTGTGGGTCTACTGAAAGACGATGGGTATGTCCACAAGCAAATGTGGGTAGTCCCAGAGCTTCTCCTAGACAAAGAGTACGAAGACGATCTATCAGAATGTTTTGAGGAGGCATTGATTTACGATGATAGAAACAGAATGTTTTGAGGAGGCATTGATTTACGATGATAGAAAAAAGAAAAAGAACAGACAAGAGCAAGTATAAGCACGAGTCTACAGGTGATCACTGTACTTGTGCAGCTTATGTTGCTGAAATAATGTGTCGAAAAAATGCAGAAAATAAAAACGAAGGATCGTTGCCTTATAAATTCTGGAACAAAAAACCGTGGGATTGGACCTTCAGAAAACAGCTTTACGTTGCAAATAACTTGATCAAGTTATTCTCAGAAGAAGCTGTTGTCAAAGCTATCAACTCATCTGAGTTTTATGGAATATTTTCTTTAAATCATCCGAAAGTCAATGGGGTAATCCACAAATATCAGCTACTATTAGATGAACAGGAAGCTAAACCGAAGCAAGAAATAGAAGTTAAAAATGACGCTAAGGTAAGAAAATCTAGTTACGGTGGTAAAAATATTCTAAATAGATTGAGGAACATCGAGAATGGCGAAAAAGTCGAAGACATTGATAACTGATAGTGATTCGGATCAGATGGTAGCAACACTAATCAAGAAATATGGAAAGATTATTCAATCTGGCACCGAGGTTCTACAGAGATTAGAATCGTACAAAACCATAAGTATCGGTCCAGCGTTGGACATAGCTTTGGGTGGCGGAATCCGTGAAGGTCAGTGCGTGGTCATGACAGGAGATCCAAAGACAGGAAAGACAACCACCGCTCTTTATTTTGCGGCGAAGGCTCAAGCCGAAGGCAAAAGGATCTATTATTTAAATACCGAGGGTAGATTAACAAAGGAAAACTTTCACGGCATCAAGGGTCTGAACATTGAAGAAATTCAGATAGTTCAAGCTACAGATGACAAGCCTGTTATTTCCGCTGAAACATACCTCAATATTTTGGAACAACTGATCAAAGAAGAAGAAAACTTAGTTGTTATTGTGGATTCGACATCAAACATGGTTCCTCAGGATGAGATTGACGGAGATATCAGAAGCGGTGTACGCAACGCTTTGCCTAGATTGCTGTCAATGTTCTTCAAAAGAATCAGTGGCGACATGGCAAGAATGAAAGCTATAGCTATATTTGTTACTCATAATATTGCTAATACTGGAGGATCTAAATACGCTCCAGCAAAAATGGCTGACTGTGGAAATATGATTCAGTTTCAGGCTGGTACAAATATGGTTATTACTCACAGAGGAAAGTGGGAAGTTCCAAAGGAATCCGGAAACCATGTCGGTCAAGTGGCGAATTGGCAGATCAAGACTTCCGCCGCTGGTGGTCGTCCAATGAGCACAGCTCAAAGTTGGATTAGATATGGAGTAGGAATCGACGAATGCCAAGAGATAGCTCAGATCGCCACAGAGTTCGCTATAATAAGCCTAAAAGGATCGTGGTATACTATCAATAAGTTTGTAGAAAAGGCAGAAGATCCAATCATAAAGACTTGGCTAACAGCAAACGGCATTGATTCAACCAAAGAAGAAGAAGTGACCAAAGCCTTTAAATTTCAAGGGATAGAAAATGTGGTAACGTTCTTGAATGAGAATGAAACTTTATTAAACTATCTAAATGAAAGCATCAGAGAAGTATTGCTATGAAAGTTTTTGGGTTAAACGAAAGAGAATATATTCTGGATCTTAAAAAATGCTCCAAACCAAGAGATCGATGTTCTGTTTACCATAAAATGGCCAGAGTCCTGCTTCATGAAATGTTTTCTGGCTACAATATTTATGAAGAGGTTAAATTACCGGGATCGACAGATCCTTCAAAAAAATCCGTTTTATACCTTGACTTCTTTATTCCCAATGGTAAGGTTGGAGTAGAGGTTCATGGAGAGCAACATTTTAAATTTGTACCATTTTTTCATAAAACTAAAATGCAATATCTACAAGCTAAGGCGAGAGATGTGGCCAAGATACAGTGGTGTGAAATAAATTCGTTCAAATTGATTGAGTTACGCTGGGACGATAACATAGAATATTGGAGAGAAAAAATTGAACGCAGCAGATAGATTAAGGCATTTTTTAGATGGCATAGATGCGTATATAACCGCAAAAAACATCACACCCACACCGTTCAACGCAGAGTTTGCTATCGCAGAAACCTTTACGCTTGAGCAAATGCAGAAACTCATTCAAGATGAATGTTTTAATTATGCGTATTTATTATATCAATATGCTGATCATGTGTCTCACGAGCGAGCTAATTGTGAAAATGTTGTAAAATGGTGTGATTACAATCTGCAAAGTATCATAGCAGAAGATTTGAAAAATGGCGTATGGGAACAGTACGCAAAGCATGAGACGAAAGTGGCCACTATCCTAAGGGACAATGAAGTCGCTTTTAAAATCCATGAATGGAAAATGACAGCAGAAGGTCGTCTTGAAAATGTGAAAAACAGAGAATATAACATTCGTCGCAAGGCAGATATCTTGATCGAAAAAGGAAAGAAAAGATGAGTAGTGAATCTATGCAAGCGTTTTTAGACTCTTTGACAGATGATCAAAAGGCTAAACTTATAAGCGAGTTGTCTAAATCAATACCTATTATTCATAAAGAAGAAGTGGTTTCTTCTGTGAAGCCTCGTGTGCAAGTGAACGAGGATTTTACTGTTGTTCGTGGTGAAAATTATTCAGATAAGAGGAAAACTCAGGTGAAAGCAAAGAACAATCAGTGGAGCGACACTGGTGAAGATCGTGATCCAAGTTTTGATGCATCTAAATTTGAACGTATGGGCAAAGCCATTCGAAACCGTGAAAGAACAAAGAAGCAATCTGTTGATTGCCACGTTTGCGGAAGGTCTATTGAATTAAATTCAAACCTAGTTTACGGAGAATTCGTTCGATGTAATAGATGCACAGGAAAGTAGAATGGATTCACAACTTTCTGACATTGGAGCAGAACGCGCTGTGTTAGCAGGGCTTTTTGCTTACGGTTTAGATTCATATGTCGAGATAAACGATTTCATTACACACAATAGCTTTGCTCATCGCAGCAATCAGGTTATTTACAAGTGTATCGAAAAAGTACTTGAAAAAAGTAATGCTATTGATATCCCGTCGATCCTGTCTGCGGCAGAGCAACTCAATCTATCAGAAGCAATACAAACAAAACAAGAGCTAGAATACATCAGAGACTTGATGGATTATCCAGTCAAGCAAACCAATGTATTGATTTTTGCGGCTCAAGTTAAAAAGTTTGAATTTGCCCGTAAGGCTAGGCTTATAGCCAACAAGATAGACAAAGATATATCATCGATCAATGGCGATGAGACTATAGATGAAATCATTAGTCTTGTAGAAATGCCGTTGATGGATTTTCTTCGAGGAGATGACTCTGGTAAAAAACCCGAGATGCTCGGAGACGACATTGATGAATATCTTGATTTTCTCATAGAGAATAAATGTGACCAAATCGGATTGACTAGCGGTTTTCCGAGATTCGACTCTGTGGTTGGAGGAGGTCTACGTAGAAAATGCGTAGACTTAGTCTCCGCTCGTCCCGGAGTTGGTAAGTCTGTCTTTGCCGACAACGTAGCTATACACAACGCTCGCAAAGGCATCCCCGTTTTGATGCTAGACACAGAAATGTCTAAAGAGGATCATCTCAATAGAATTTTGTCTAATATCAGCGGAGTTGACATAGGAGAAATATCAACAGGAAAATTCTCAGAAGATGATGAAAAGCTTATCCGTGTGAAAAAAGCTAAAGAAGAAATCAAAAGCATTCCATACACTTATGCGAGTGTTGCCGGAATGCCGTTTGACGCACTCTTGAACATTATAAAGAGATGGATATTGAGAAGTGTGGGTCAAGATGATAAAGGCAAGACAAAAGACTGTTTGGTCGTTTGTGACTACCTAAAGTTAATGTCTTCAACATCTATCAAAAACAATGTACAAGAATATCAAGCTCTTGGTTTTCAGATAACCGACCTTCATAACCTAGCTGTCAAATATGATTTTCCATGCTTGTCTTTTGTTCAATTGAACAGAGATGGTATCACAAAAGAGTCTACAGACGCTGTGAGCGGTTCTGATAGGCTCATTTGGTTATGCACATCTTTCTCCATATTTAAACTCAAGTCTGTTGAGGAGCTTGCAGAGGATGGACCGAATGCAGGTAATCGTAAGTTGGTAACGTTAAAAGCTCGTCATGGAGCTGGTTTGATCGACGGTAATTATATCAATATGAACATGATAGGATCTCATGCAAAACTTGTAGAACTAAGAACTAGAAATGAAATGAGAATGTCTCCAAACGGAGGTATTATTGAGGGTTCGAATCTACCTTTTGACGCAGAGGAAGAAGATGAAGATTGATAATGATGTGAAGTTAGACTTTGATGATGTATTACTCGTACCACAAAGATCAAAGGCTGCTAGCAGAAAAGATGTTGATTTAAAAAGAACATTCAAATTCTATCACTCAAACAGAGATTGGAATGGAATACCAATAGTCGCTGCAAATATGGACACAACTGGCACCTTTGCTATGGGAACAGCGTTATCAGCTTATGATTGCTTAACATGTCTCAGTAAACATCATGAAGCATCTTCCGTTGCGTCATACTACAGTATGCGTAATAACCAAAATAATGTTTGGGTTAGTGTGGGCATGGAAGATGATTCTGATAAAATCAGTGAAATAACAGATATTCTTGGGCACTCTCCTAATATCTGCGTAGATGTAGCCAATGGATACACTGAGAAGTTTATTGATCGGTGTGCCTCGATAAGAAGAAAATTCAATGACTCTATAATTATGGCTGGAAATATTTGCACTCCAGAAATGGTTTCAGAGCTTATTCTTCATGGTGGAGTTGATATTGTGAAGGTTGGGATTGGTCCCGGATCTGCTTGCACAACGAGATTAAAAGCTGGAGTAGGATATCCTCAGCTATCTGCTATTGCAGAATGCTCACACGTAGCTCACGGATTAAGCTCCGATGTTGGTAGACTTGGTTTGATATGTGCTGATGGAGGTTGTCGTTACCCAGCAGATGTAGCCAAGGCTTATGCTGCTGGAGCAGATTTTGTTATGTTGGGAGGAATGCTTGCTGGCACATGGGAATGCGACGGTGAGTGGACATACGATGAAAACGGCGAAAGAAAAAGCATGTCATTTTATGGAATGTCTTCAAAAAAATCTCAAGAAAAACATGGAGAAGGTCTTCAAGATTACAAAGCTAGTGAAGGCAGGGTAAAAACTGTTGACTATAAAGGCACAGTATTCTTGACACTCAGAGATATTTTAGGTGGAATTCGCAGTGCTTGTTCTTACACAGGAGCAACAAATCTTAAAGATTTTAGTAAAACCGCTAAGTTTATAAGGGTCAACAGAATACACGACAATAAATCTGTAGAGGAATTATGATCATTTACATCTTGATGGCTAACACAAGGTCACGATTTATATGAAGACAACAAATGCTCGTCTTGATCTCTCTAAAGTAAAAGATATAATTTTTAACGATATCTTCATTCTTCTGGACAGTTTTAAGTTGGAATATACTCAGGATAGAGATAACATCTTTATGAGGTGTCCTATTCATGAAGGCAGTGACAATCAAAACGGACTGTCTATTTCTTTGAACAAGCAGATGTGGAAATGTTGGACCCGTGGCTGTCATGATCATTTTCAATCAGATATTTTTGGTTTGATAAAAGGGTTATTGGATACAGAATCATTCTCAGAGGTATTAAAATACACGTCTAAATTGTATAATTTTTACGACGCAAAAAGCGATAAGATCACTATCGACACTGTTTCTGGATATGATGCAGACGACTGTTACAATGACTTTAATAAAATTGTTAGTTCTATCTCTAGATCTAAAAATAACCCTGAGGGCTGCACCAAGTCACTCAACAATGATTTGTTGGGAGACTCATGGATCATGTCTCCTTATTTCTTATCCAGAGGGTTTAAAGAAGAAACACTCAAATTCTTTGAGGTTAAAGAAACGAAAGATCGCCAAGGGATTTTTAGACACAGGGCAATCATTCCTATTCGTTTCAAATCCCATGCCGTTGGATTCATTGCTAGAGCAACCAAAGAATGGATACAACCAAAATACATCTTCTCCGAGGGGTTAAGAAAAACAGATTATTTATACAATTTTGACAATGCTATAAGTTCTGCACAAGATACAAATTCAATGTTTTTGGTGGAAGGTCAAGGTGATGTTTGGAGACTGTGGGAATGTGGAGTTCGCAATTGTGTTGGATTATTTGGAAAAGATATATCCGGAACACAAAGAAGCTTGTTATTGAATTCAGGTGTGACGACGCTCGTCGTGTTGACAGACAATGATCAGGCTGGAAGAGAATCTAAAATAAAGATAAACAGAGACCTCGGCAGATTATTCAAATTAATTTTTCCAAACATCAACGCTAAAGATATTGGTTCTATACAAAATAAAACCGTTAAAACGAATATCTTAAAAGACTTAAAAGGATACTATCAATGATTCTAGGAATTTCTGGACGCAAGCAAGCTGGCAAAAACACTACTGCAAATATCTTGCATGGCATTGTTCTCAAGGAACAGGGATTTATTAAAGATTGGGAAATTGGAGATACTGGTCAATTATTGATCAAGACATCTGGTGTAGATGGTTGGGGCGAATTCTGTGTTGAACGTAAAGATAAAACGTTTGTAGCATGGGCAGATAATAATATGTGGCCATTCGTTAAGCTTTATAGTTTCGCAGACAGTCTAAAATGGATGTGTACAGAGCTTTTTGATATTCCAAATGAATGCGTTTGGGGAACCAATGATCAAAAAAATCAAATTCAAGAACATTTACTTTGGGAAAATATGCCCGGAGTAACTACAACAGACATGTTTCAGATTCAGTGTGTAGACATTGGATGTAAAGCGTTTGGTATGATGTTCCATGAATCTGGTCCAATGACCGCTCGCGAGTTTATGCAATACTTGGGCACAGATGTGATGCGCAAGATGTATGAGCCAATTTGGGTTAAAGCATGTCTTAAAAAGATACAACACGAACAATCTCAGTTGGCAATAATAGCAGATGTTCGTTTTCCAAGTGAAGTTAAAGCGATAGAGCAAGCTGGCGGAACGCTGGTGCGACTAACAAGGAAAGTTTTCTCAAAAGATAATCATTCCAGTGAAGTAGCCCTTGACGATTACCCATTTGTCCATGTCATGGAAAACAGCAATGAATCAATAAATGAACTAAAGAATAAGGTAAAATCTTTTTATCTTAATTTAGTAAAACCCACTTACCTTAATTAAAGGAATCTGATGCTAGTAACATATGTAAGAAGTTCCAGCTACAACAATTATGACTTTTGCCAAATGCAATATTTCTTGACCTATGTCTTGGGATGGCAATCTGACAGTGGCAAAAAGGCAGATATGGGAACGATGTCACATAAAGTTATGGAAATTTTAGCTTCCTTTAAAAAGTATCAACAAGACAATCCACGCAAAAAGATTTTTGAAATACAAGACGATAAATGCGGCAAGATAAAGGTTTCAAAAGATGAGCTTTATACCGATGGGTTTGTGGATAAAATTATTGATCTATCGATATTGAAATATTCAGATGGTTCAAAACATAAATTTCTTAAAAGTGATAAAGCAGATGTTCGAAGTACGGTTTTTGCTTTTTTAACACATACAGATGGACTGTTTGACCCCAGAAACAGAAACATTTATCATCCAGAAGCTCATTTTGATATTCTCATAGAAGAAGAATGGGCTAAATTTGAATATGAAATAGACGGCAAAATGGTCAAGGGTCAACTGGCAATAAAAGGAACCATTGACTTGACAACCTTGGTGAATGACTCTACAATAGAAGTTATCGACTGGAAAAGCGGCAGACGCATGGATTGGGCTACCGGACAAGCCAAGGATTACAAGAAGCTGGAAGATGACCCTCAGTTGCTTTTATATTTTTACGCTATTTCCAAATTGTATAAAGATTTTCCCAACAGAATAATGAGCATCTTTTTTTATAAAGATCCTGAAGGTAAGCCAGATCCAAAACCTTTCAGCATTTGCTTTGGACCAGAAGATGAACAAAGGTTTCTAGAAAAACTTAAAAACAGGTTTTTAGAGATTCAACAAAACAATAATCCAAAGCCTGTAGATCCAACAAGAAACAATATGAAATGTAAATATCTGTGTCATTTTTGCAAAAACAATTGGGAGGATACCAATGAGAATATGTGTATATACATAGAGAAGCATTTAAAACAACACGGCATGAAAGAGACTATCAAAGATTGCACCCGTCCCGGTTTCAACATAGGTTTCTATGAAGCACCGGGCTAAAAAAAGAAAGATTTATCATGTTAAATGAAAATGAGTATCTAATGGAATTAAAACTTTCCGATAAGATTAAGATCAATATAGATGGCTATGCTAGTTATATGCCTATTATTTATCAGATTGCTAGATTATTCAAAGATGCACCTCCACTTGAATTTGGTTCTGGATTTTACTCAACTCCATTTATACAGGCTCTTGGTGGTGAATCTGTAGAGTCGATAGAAGACTTTTATGAAGGTATCAGAACATTATATCCAGAAGTCATTTACTACGATAATTGGGTGCCCAAAGAAAAGTACGGCTTTGTCTTTGTGGACAGCGTTCCCGCATCTAGTCGAGCAGATTTTGTAAAAAAATATATTCATCTATCTGATACTTGGATTTTACACGATGCTATGCCAGCTTGGGAACACTCATTTCAATACGAGCAATTAAAAGGGTCTTTCAAATTTACCAAGTTGTATGATAAGACTTGTCCTTATACTTTAATTTTGTCAAATAGAGATCTTGACGTCTGTTCTTGTATTCGGTAGTTTAAAAAAGAAAGATTTATCATGTTACACCATGTTCACATTGGTCGCAGAGGCTTCTTGCAAGCTGGAGTTTTAGCTGCAATCGGTCATAATATGACGCTTGCTGACATCAAGAGTCACAGCAGTGTGGAAGGCACAGCAAAGAGTGTGATTTTTATATATCTTCCCGGAGGTATTGCTGCTCAGGAATCATTTGATCCTAAAATCAATGTGCCTGTAGAGTACCGAGGGTCCATGAAGCCAATCAATACCAATGTCGATGGTATTCAGCTAAATGAGTCTTTGGTGAAAACAGCGACGATTGCAGACAAGTTAACAATACTTCGCTCTATGACTCATGGTGAAGCTGCTCATGAACGAGGCACACACAATATATTCACTGGATATAAACCAAGTCCAGCGATTCAATACCCATCTATAGGAGCCGTTGTAAGTCATGAGTTTGGATCTAAAAACAGTATACCTGCGTACATCTCTATTCCAAATCAATCAAATGAATTTGCTGGAACTGGTTATCTGAGCAGTTCTTTTGGATCTTTTGATCTTAACTCTGATCCTGCTAGTGATAATTTTCAGGTAAAAGATCTTGCTCTTCAAATCGACGCCAAAAGATTCGACAAAAGAAAAAAGGCTTTGGATCTGATAAACTCAGATTTTATCAATCAAAATAAATCGGCAGATACTTTGATGGCTATGAACTCCTTTTATGACAAAGCCTATGACTTGATAGGAAATTCTGAGACTCAAGAAGCCTTTAAGCTAGAAAAAGAATCGCCAGAAACACGAGACAGATACGGTAGAAATACCGCTGGAGCCAGAATGCTTTTGGCTCGTAGACTTGTGGAAGCTGGAGCAAGGTTCGTCACCTTGACATATGGCGGTTGGGATATGCATGATGGTATAGAAAATGGTATCAAATCTCAACTTCCAGCTTTTGATCAAGGTTTTGCTTCATTGATTCAAGATCTATCAGACCGAGGGCTTTTGAGTTCAACTTTGGTTTGTGTAATTTCTGAATTTGGAAGAACTCCAAAAATTAATTCTACAGCAGGACGAGACCATTGGCCTAGGGTTTTTAGTTCAGTTCTTGCTGGTGGCGGAATCAAGGGTGGTATTGTTTACGGATCTTCAGACACAACTGGATCAGAACCTCAAAACAATCCGGTTGAAATTCATGATTGGGCAACGACAATCTACCATCAAATGGGAATCAATGCTGATAAAGAACTTATGGCCCCCGGAGGCAGACCGATAGAGATTGTTGATTTTGGAAAAATTATAAAGGATATTATTATATGATAAACAGAAGACATTTCTTAGAGCATGTTGGTGGACTTGCAGCTTTAGCCTCCACATCTTACGCTTTTGGTCATAGTATCATTGAAAATGCGTCTAAATTACGCAAACAAGAAAAATCTGCAATTTTAATATGGCTGGGCGGCGGTCCTCCAACTATCGATATGTGGGACTTGAAACCAAACACCAAGAACGGTGGTCCATTCAAGCCTATCAGCACAACTGGGGATTTTCAGATTTGTGAACATCTGCCTTTGTTGGCACAGCTTGGCGATAGCTTTTCTTTGATCAGAAGCATGTCCACTCAAGAAGCAGATCATGAGCGTGGCGCATATTATATGCACACTGGATTCAAACCCTCTCCAACAGTGCAGCATCCATCCATTGGCTCTGTGGCATCTTTTGAACTTGGAAAAAACAGAAAAGAACTAGATATTCCATCGTTTTTTTCTGTCAACACCGGAAGTGTCGGCGGTGGCTTTTTGGGAACTTCGCACAACCCCTTTGTGGTAGATTCCAATGGAAATGTAAATAATCTAGGCAACAAACTCAATCTGAATCGTTTGGACGCTTTATCTTTTGTCGAAGATAATTTTATCAATTCTAGACGAGGAGAATTGCCAATAGACCATAAAAAGCTGTATGAAAAAACCATAAAGTTAAATACTTCTCCACAGATGGATGCTCTCAAGGTTGACACAGAACCTCAACAAACGAAAGACGCTTATGGAAACACGAGCTTTGGCCGAAGCGTATTGATGGCACGCCGTTTGATTCAAGTCGGAGTTCCTTTTGTGGAAGTTGGATTTGGAGGCTGGGATTTGCATCAAATGACTCACGAAACGCTAAAAGACAATAAATTGCCAGAATTAGACAAAGCAATTTCCGCATTGATAGTTGATCTCAAAAGGCTTGACATGTGGGAAAATACCGCTATCATCATGATGGGCGAGTTTGGTCGAACGCCCAAAATCAATCGGGATGCTGGCAGAGATCACTGGGCTATGAGTTGGAGCGCTTTTGTTTCAGGTGGGTTGTTCAAGAATGGGCAAGTCATTGGATCAACTTCAGAAGACGGAACTCAACCTAAAGGATCGATCTATCAAGCTTCAGACCTTATGGCAACCGTTTGTTCTGCTCTTGATATAGACACCAGCAAAGATTATACGTCGAAAAATGGCCGACCAATGCGTATCGCAAATGGCGGAAACGCAATCAAAGAACTCGTTTAATTTTAAATCACAAGGATATGTAAATGCCAATTCCAAAGAAGCAAAAGAATGAAGACTCAAATGATTTTATGAGTCGTTGCATGAGTGACCCAAATATGGGAAAAGATTATCCAGACAAAGAGCAAAGAGTTGCTGTTTGTATGAGCAAAGCTTGCGAAGATATGAATTATATCGCATCAGCAGATTTTCAAATGTATTTTGACGCTTATGGTTCTGAAGAAGAAATCAATGAAGATAATTTTTATATTCCACATTCACACGAATACGTGACCACCGACGAAGTATCTTTTGAAGAATCAGAAGTTGAAACTTGGGATGTTTCTGTAGCAAAGCCGGGACTGTGGGATAATATCAACAAAAAGAGAGACCGTGAAGGCAAAAATTATAAGCCAGCAAAACCCGGAGATCCAGATCGCCCAGACCCAAAGTCTTGGAAAAAGGCACAGTCATTGCTAAAGATCGCTTTTGCAGCTTACGATGAAGGTCAAATGCAACGAGAGCAACTCAAAAAGATGCATGAGCAATTGATGGAAATTGAAGAATATCTCGAAGGTATTACTTTTGAAGAGTGGACCAAGGATATGATTTCCAAGGCTGAGATTTATATTCAGAACATCTATGATTTTATTGAAACCAATAAAATAGAAGATGAAGAGGATGACACTGAGGATGACACTGAAGATGAATCTGAAGCAAAATTTAAATATGAAGACCCAAAGACTGGTGAAATCTATATGTACAAGCGTCAGGGTATTTATAGAAAAGAGGGAAGAATTTTGACCCCGGCAAACGCCTCTGAATATCAGGGTCGCAAGGTTCAGTTGGGCAAACCTTTCAGAACTCCTGACGGTCCAAAGAAGTTCAGTGTGTACGTAAAGAACGAAAAGGGCAATGTTGTCAAGGTCAATTTCGGTGATCCCAACATGACAATCAAGAAGAATAACCCAGAGCGTCGTAAAAGCTTCAGGGCGCGTCATAATTGTGACAATCCCGGTCCAAAATTTAAAAGTAGATACTGGGCATGTCGGAGCTGGTGATATATGAGAAAATGTCGCAAGTGCAAAATAAATGAAGTTATAGAAACTAGAAAATTCTGCAGTGACTGCAAAATACAATCAAAAAATTGTATATGTGGTAAAGCGTTTAAGTCTAAAAAACATAACTATTGTCCTAGATGTAGAACATCTAAAGGTGACAATGAAAAATGCTATGTTTGCGATGAATTCAGATTTATTTATGCTCAGGGGTGTTGCACAACCTGCTATAGATTTTTAACTAAATATAAAGTTACACCAAATGAATTACTTGAACTGCGCAAAATTTTAAACTGTCAATTGTGCGGAATTGAGGTGTCTCATCATATAGGAAATGGAAAGGGCAGAGCTGTGATAGATCACTGTCATGAAACTGGTAACGTTAGGGGGATTTTATGCAATCATTGTAATATAATTGAAGGAATGATAAGGAACATTGACCACCTAGAAAATTTCTATAAAAATTATAAAAGATGGGTAGATCATGCCTGAATGTCAATGTGCAAATGCCGGTTGGTGTGATTTATTCAAAAAAGAAATGACGTATGATCCTCCAAACTGGCAGTGGTGCAAATCACTGTCAGAGGATCAGCGTCGTGACTATTTTAATAAAATGGATAGTACTGTGAGGGTTTTAAAAAAAGCCCCTGACGAAACAAAAGCTGACATAGTAAATTTCTTTGATATTCTACCAGAGAAAAAAAGTAAATACGCTGTGTGTGTCATTCCCGCGAATGATTCCGCTATGGAATTGCTTGATATCACACGGTCTGGCGTAAAGAAGTACGCAGAAAAATGTGGCGCTGATTACATAGAGTTGTCTGGAGATCAAAACCCAAATTGGCCTATGTCAAATAAGTATAGACTAAACAGGGTAGCAAAAGCGTATGACAAAACATTATATTTAGATTGTGACATTGTCGTAAAGGATGATGCTCCCAATATATTTGAGCTAACACCAGATGATAAAATATCTGCATACGATGAATATGAGATTTTTGAACAAAGAAATGATACTGGATGGATCAGAAAGCAACAAGAATCTATATTTCTCACCACACTAGACTCCTTTCCAGAAGAGATAAAAGAAGAGTATGTAAAAAATGGCGAATTCATAACAGAATCAATGATCAACGGTGGCGTTCTTGTTGTACCAAACGCTTTGGCGGATTATTATAAACAACCAAGCAGTCCATATACTAAATTTTGGTGTTTTGATCAACATCTTTTAACTTTGGAGCTTCCAGAGGAAAAATTTAATAATCTTACTCACAAATTTAATTGTGAATATGAACGAAAAGATTTTTGGAATTTTATACATGATGCTCATTTTATTCACTTGAACGGACTCAACGATAAGCCTGACCTTAGAAAAAGTCTATTAAATCAATTTAGTTTTGGAGACTTTAAGAAAGCTATAAGTGTTGGATTCATTGCGATTTCGTACTTGCTGGCAGGCGGAACGGAGACGTTTCATCGCAGTCTTATTCCACGACTGAAGAATGTCGTCGATATCGTGGGATTCGTAGCAACCACAGTTATTGGCGGCGATGGATCAAAACTTGCAGTGCCGTACCACACTGGTGTTGAAGCCGCAATAAAATTGGCTAGTGATTGCGATGTGCTTGTCATTTGGGGAATCGACGATATTGCGCATATCCTGCAGCACAATCGTCCTCGAATTATTGCTGTGCATCATGGAGATTGGGCCAGTGTATGGAGTAATTATTCTATCCTGAAGCAGACCGACGTGATTGATGACGTTGTTTGTGTGAATGCGGATACAGCCAGTAGGCTTTCCGAGTGTGTAAAGAATGTTTACTTCATCCCAAACGCGATTGATCCGGATCGGATCACTCCGAGCGGAAATCAATCAGATCTAAGGTCGCTATTCGGTATTTCTCCAGACTCCAAAATTGTATTGTTTGGTCATCGGTTGAGCCATGAGAAGCGACCGCGATTGGCTGTAGAGATTGCACAGCACCTCCCAGACGATTGGGTGATGGTGATTGCTGGAGATGGTCCAGAGCGGAGTGCGGTGGAGGCTGCTGCGGCTGAAGGATGCAATCGCGTACGCATAGTTGGTAGCTGTGATTCGCTTGCTGACTGGCTTCAACTGTCCGACTGCTTTCTTTCACTAGCAACAGAAGAGGGATTTGGATTATCCGTTGGTGAAGCGATGGCGGCGGGCGTACCAACTGTCAGCACTCCAGCAGGTATCGCTCCGGGGCTTGCAACCACAATGCCGACAGATTCGACCGCGGCTGAATGGGCAGAGGCTATTGTCAACTCGAAGGTATTAGTCCAACCTAAAGTGATCCTTGAGCGATTCAATTTTCATAGTATGATTAATTCATGGGTTCGCGTTATCGGAGGACTGCAATGATCAAAAAAAAACTAAATAACAAGAATTTGAATGCAAAAAACCGAATAGCTTGCTATAATAGCATAGCGAACTGTCTTTGAGTTTAAAAGATTGAAAGGTTTTTATGAAATGGTTTCCGTTACTGAATTACACACACTATTCTTTGCAGTATGGTTTCTCAAGACCCAAAGAGCTTGCTAAAAAGTGTAAAGAGAATTCCTATCCAGCGTGTGGGATAGCTGATTACAAGTCAATTTCCGGAGCCGTGTCTTTCTACAAAGCCTGTGTAGACAACGATATCAAGCCTATCATTGGATGTTCATTCGATGACTTTTCCATTTTCGCTAAGAATAAAAACGGATGGCTTGAGTTGATCCAGATCGTATCTTCTATAGATGAAGATGGCAATTACGATCCTTCTTTACTGATTCAGCTTGGTAAAAATGGAAACTTGATTTGCGTAGCTTCGAAAGAAGTTTCATCGCCAATCAATGGTGATGATTTCTACGCTTGGTCTGAATCTTTCACAAAGACATTTTATGCAAACAAAGATCAAGCTGAATTGCATAGAATCATTCTTTGCTCAGCAAACAAAATGACACTTCCTCAGGTAAAGAAAGAGCTGGCATCAAACAAATGCCCATCGATCAAGAATTGGCAATTCTTCACCTCTGACGATTTCTATCTCAAAGCAAAGAATGAGATATCACACATTTTAGTGAATGACGCTCGTGTCGATGATTTTCAAGAGATTTTCGATAAATGCGAAAACTATAACATTCTCAATCAACCGATGTTGCCCACGTTTGCTACTCCAAGTGGAGAGTCTGAAAAAGACTTTTTAAAAACATTGGCAAGGCAAGGTTGGAAAGAGCTGTTGAACGACAAAATCAAAAACGTTGATGAACGTACCGTTTATGGTGACAGGTTTCGCAGAGAATATGAAGTTATCGAGCAAGCAAATCTCTTTGGATATTTCCTGATAGTTTGGGATATTTTAAACTATTGTCGCAGTCAAGGTTGGATGGTTGGTCCCGGCAGAGGGTCGGCAGCAGGCTGTTTGATATCTTATTTGATTGGTATCACACAAATTGATCCAATTGAATTTGACCTTTTGTTTGAAAGGTTTTATAATGCTGGACGAAACACTGCGGATCATATCTCTTTGCCAGATATTGACATGGACGTTCCGGGAGAAAAACGTGACGAAATCATCGCTTATCTCAAAGACAAGTACACAAATACCAATGTTAGTCAAATGTTAACCTTTGGAAGACTTCAAGGCAGAAGTGCCATCAAAGAAGTTTTAAGAGTAAACAATGCCTGTGGCTTTAGCGAAATGAATGAAATCACAAGATATATTCCAAATGAAGCCGATATCTCGGATCAATTGGCAGAAATGGATGAAGAAGATCGATCTATTATTCGTTGGTCTTTGATAAATAACGCCAAAGAATTGAGAGATTATTGCTATATTTCAGATGAAGGAGAACTCAAAGGAGATTATGCTGTTTATTTTCAGCAAGCAATAGATATTGAAGGAACATTTAAAACCCAAAGCAAACATGCTGCTGGTGTTGTTATATCAGCAGAACCTCTTCATAAAGTATGCCCAATGGTCAATCAAAAAAACGGATCTGAAAAGATAGCAGGTTTAGAAATGTCTGATTTAGAAGCTTTAGGACACGTCAAATTCGACATTCTCGGTCTCAATTTACTGGATAAAATAATGAAAATCAAGGAGCTAATAGGATAGCTACGAGTCTTGAGGTCAAATTGTGTATAATATCTTGAAACTGGTATTTATACTCAAGGAGACAAAGATGAAAAAAGATGAAAATGGTAGATTCTTACCAACCAAGAATTATAATCATGACTTAGATGAGAATGAAATAATAAAAATGTACGAAAGCGGCATAAAAGTGAGAGCTATTGCTAGAGAGGTAAAAAGTTATCCAAAGAAGATTCAAAAGATTCTCAAGAATAATAGTGTAGAATTTAGGATAAAAACTTGTTATTTGAGTGGTCCGGATAATCCAAGATGGACAGGATTTAAAGAAATGCAAGGTGCATATCTAACGGCAGTAAAAGGTGCAGCAAGAAGAAGAGGATTCGAATTTTCTGTAAGTTATGAGTATCTTTGGGATATTTTCGTTGATCAGAAACGTCGATGCGTTTACTCCGGTATTGAAATATTTTTCTCTCGTGATAATATAGAACATATAAATGGCAACTACACTGCCTCCTTAGATAGAATTGATAGTTCATTGGGCTATATTGAAGGTAACGTACAATGGGTACATAAACGTGTGAATGTAATGAAAGGTAACATGGAAGAACAGGAGTTTCTCGATTTCTGTGAAGCTATTACCTATAAGAATAAAAAGCAGGAAATAATGAAGACTTTTTCTCATTCAGAAAGTAAACGACTATGACCATAAGGGACGTGATTTGTTTCGATTTTGAAACGGGTGGTCGCAACCCGCACACATGTCAACCAACTCAAATAGCTGCCGTAGCTCTTGATGGTAGAAATTTTAAACTAAAAGGAACCTTCAATAGCTTGATGAGACCAATCATCGACGATGAAGCTGCTATTGCAGCAGGAGTGGGTCCGCTAGAAGAAGAAGCGTTAAAAATCACCAGACAGACACGAGAGGTATTGGCCAAAGCACCATTGCCCAAAGCTGTTTGGAAAAAGTTTACAAACTTTGTGAACAAGTACAATTGGAAAGGCACACCGTTTTTTGCTCCTATTCCTTGTGGCTTTAACATCAATGGGTTTGATATGCACATTGTGAATAGACTGTGCAAACAATATGGACCGTGGGATGAAGTGCGACTGCAACAAAAGTTATTTCATCAAATCTATAAAATAGATGTAATGGATGATGTTTGGCTATGGACAGAAAGTGATCCAGAGGTTAAATCCATCAGCATGGACGCTCTCAGAAAAAGAATGGGTCTTTCTACTGAAAACGCTCACGATGCATTGCAAGACGTTAAAGATACAGCCAATATTTTTATAAAATTACAAAAGTCAAGACGTGCAGTATACAGAAACATGAAATTTGATAACGCTTTTGTTGACGGCGATTTGTTCATTGTGTGAATAACCATTATATGTTGAGGTTTGAATGATCGACAGAAATGATCCTGAGGCTTGGAGCCTATACAAAAACGGTTTGACAAAAGGGATTTTCCAATTAGAAAGTAATCATGGTCGCAATTGGTCTAAAAAGTTGGCTCCGGAAAATCTAGAGGAACTTGCTGCATTGGTAGCACTTTTGAGACCGGGGTGTACCAAGGCTATCATCGACGGAAAGTCAATGACACAAAGGTTTGTTGACAGAAAACACAACAGAGAAGAAGTTTCATATCTACATCCATTGCTTGAAGATATTTTAAAACCAACTTATGGGGTTTTAGTTTATCAAGAACAAGCGATGCGTATTGCTGTAAAGTTAGCTGGTTTCAGCGAAACTGAAACAGACAACCTTCGCAAGGCTATTGGCAAAAAGAAGGCTGATTTGATGGCCTCGATTCGAAATGATTTTATTGCTGGATGTAAAAACGTAGGACTTGTAGACGAAGAAACGGCGAAAGAAATTTTTGGATGGATTGAAAAGTCTTCCAGATATTCTTTCAATAAATCACATGCTGTAGCCTACGCCTTAGACTCTTATTGGTCAGCTTGGTACAAAGCTCATCATACAAAAGAGTTTTTCCTGTCTTACTTGTTCTATGCTAATGAAAAGCAAGATCCTCATCAAGAAATCTATGAGCTGGTCAATGAAGCTAAACTGTTCAATATAGAAGTAAAGATTCCTAAACTAAGTGGGTTTTCTACTAAATTCTGTATTACAAATGACGACATTTGTTTTGGAATAAAAGACATCAAAAGCTTGACGGGTGTGACTGGCGACAAAGTCATTCAGGCTATCGCTCAAGCAGTTGATGAAATCAAAAAGCAACCATCAGAATTCACTTGGCTGGATGTGCTCGTTTATTTATCCCCAAAGATTAATTCGACAGCATTTAAAGCTTTGTGTGCTATTGGTTTCTTTTCGACAAAATCCACAGGTGTCACCAGAAATCAAGCTATTTATGAATATTTGATTTTTAAAGAACTAACCAAGAACGAAGTGCAATGGGTCTTCGAGAATCAAGCGAAAAGACAATGGCAAAAGCTTGACGAATGTTTCAATGATTTGGCTCCAACCAAGAAAAATGGAGGAGGAGCAAGCAATGTGAATCGCAATCAGATCATATTGAATGAACTGAACATGCTGAAAAATCCACCGTATGATCTGAAAGATGATCCAGCGTGGATCGTCGATCAAGAAACCAAGATGCTTGGATGTCCAATTTCTCTTTCAAAGATAGACGCTGTGGATACGTCTGTAGCAAACGCTACGTGCAAGGACATTGTGAATGGAAGAAAGGGTAAAAACATTTGTCTTGTAGCAAATGTTCAGCGTGTATCCAATCACAAGATAAATAAAGCAAACAGCAAACAAAAAGGAAGAGTCATGTCTTTTCTGACAATAGAAGACGCCACATGCAGTTTAGACAGCGTGATCGTATTTCCAGACGTCAGAGATGTATACCATTTTATTCTTTATGAAGGAAACAATCTTATGCTTTGCGGAGAAGTTGATAAGGATAATTCATTTATTGTAGAGAAAATTCATGAAATTTGATTGCATTATGATTGTCAATAGACTATTATAGTACACAAGCGGAACAGATGGATAGCTGTGTTTTTTACTGATTCGGACGCTCAGATAGCAAGGAATAAAATGAGAAAAAAGAGGATATTGTTTTGTAGTGAAGCCACTTTTCTAAACACTGGTTACGCTACTTACACTCGTGAAATTTTAAATTACTTACATTCAACCGGAAAATATGAGCTGGCTGAAATGTCCAGTTATGGTCAAAGAAATGACCCAAGAGCTGCCGATATTCCTTGGAAGTATTATGGCGTTCAGCCAAACACAGAGTGTGAGCCAAAAGCCTCAAAGCAAGAGATGGATGCTTATCACGAAGTTGGAACAAACCAATTCGGTGAATTTATATTTGAGCACGTTTGTCTAGATTTTATGCCAGATGTTGTCTGCGATATCAGAGACTTCTGGATGCTAGACTTTGCAGAACGTAGCCCGTTTCGCCCATTCTTTGATTGGGTGATCATGCCAACCGTTGACGCTAGACCTCAAGCTCGCCAATGGATTTCTACATACTCTGGAGCCAATGGCGTTCTGACCTATTCTGATTGGGCTGGTCAAGTCTTACTGAACCAATCTGGAGGCAAGATGAAATACTGGGGTTCTTCTCCACCTTCTGCTCATCCAGCATACAAGCCAGTGGCAGACAAAAAGCTTCACAAGATTTCTATGGGTCTCAATCCTGATTATAAAATCATAGGCACTGTGATGCGCAATCAGCGTCGTAAATTATACCCAGACTTATTTGAAGCGTTTCGAAAATTTCTTGACAAAGCAAACAGCAAGAATTATTATCTTTATTGTCACACATCTTATCCTGACTTGGGATGGGATATTCCAGAATTGCTTTTACAAAACGATTTATCTTCACACGTTTTGTTCACATACATCTGTCAAGAAACCAAAAAGCCATTTCCATCATTGTTCAGGGGTGCTGTGGCTCAATCTCCGTTCACCGGCAGATGGAACGCAACATTGTCGAATGTTAAAACTGGAGCTTCATACGAAGAGCTATCAAATATCCAAAATCTATTTGATCTATACACTCAGTATGCAAACTGTGAAGGGTTTGGTCTTCCTTATGTTGAAGCGGCAGCTTGCGGTGTTCCTGTTTGCGGAACAGATTACTCTGCGATGGAGAGTGAAATAAGAAAGCTTGGAGGTTATCCAATCAAACCAGCAGCACTCTACAAAGAACTGGAAACTGGATGCTTGCGAGCAGTTCCCGACAATGATCTAGCAGCAGAATATTTTCTAGAATTCTTTGAAAAGTTCACTGACGAAGAACGAGCAGAAATTGGCAAACGCACTCGCTCTAATTTCGAACAATACTTTCAATGGAACTTGAGTGGATCTAAGTGGGAAAATATTTTTGACTCTTTGCCCATCAGGCCAATCGAACAAACTTGGGCTTCTCCACCAAGGATTCTAGAACCAGACCCTAAGCCAAGCGAAGAAACCATCGCTCAAGTAGAATCAACAAAGCTTGCTAGGTTTTTGATCGCAAACGTGTTGAAAGATCCAAGCATGTTGAATTCATTCTTTGAATCTAGATTGACAAGAGACTTGACATACAAGCAAACCACTGGTTCTACCGGAGGAATGTATTTCAATGAATCTTCTCAGGCTTTTGACGGCATGAATCATAGACATAATTTTGATTTTAACGCAGCTTACAACCAAATGGTTATGCGACGAAATAAAATCAATCAGTGGGAAAAACGCAGAGTGGAAGTTATGCAGCAAAGAGGTGCCATACAATGAAATCTGTAATAATCACGGGATGTGTTGGATTGATAGGGTCTCATTTTACTAGACACTTGTTGAAAAGTGGTTACAGGGTAATTGGCATAGATGATCTTAGTGGTGGGCACGTTGACTGCTTGCCAAAAGACACCTCGTTCGAGCAGATTGAATTTCATCTTTTGAATTTGTCGGCAGAAAATGCTCCACAAAGACTAAACGATATTTTCAATCGAGAAAAACCAGTGGCTTGCTATCACTTTGCCGCATATGCAGCAGAAGGATTGTCCCCGTTTATTCGTAACTATAATTATACCAACAATATATTGTCTAGTGTCAATGTTGTGAACGCTTGCGTAAACCACGATGTTAAGTTGATTTTCACGTCCTCTATGGCTGTCTACGGAGACCAACAAACCCCGTTTACAGAAAATATGACTCCAAGGCCAATCGACCCATACGGAGTCGCCAAATACGCTGTGGAGCAAGATATCAGAATAGCCTCTGTGCAACATGGTTTAAGATACACAATACTCAGACCGCACAATGTCATTGGCATTTATCAGAATATCTGGGACAGATACAGAAACGTTGTGGGAATCTTTATTCGCAAGGTTTTAAACGATGAGCCAATGTTGATCTACGGAGACGGAAATCAAACTAGGGCTTTTTCAGACATCAAATATTGTATGCAACCATTAGAAAAATTGATCACTGTGTGCGATGGTTGTACGTTCAATATAGGTTCCGACAAGTCTTATTCATTGAATGAGTTGTCAGACATTGTGGAGAAAGTGGCACGCAAGTATTCACGCACAGCTTCAAGAAAATATGTGCAAGAAAGACACGAAGCAAAACACGCGGAATGTGACCACTCGATGATCAAAGATGATAGAAACTTATGTTTTTATGACAATACAGATTTAGAACAAACTGTAGATGAAATGTTTCAGTGGGCAATCACACAACCTGTTCGTGAACAAAAAACCATGAAATATGAAATACAAAAAGGAATGTATGAATACTGGAAATAAATTACAGCTACCAGATGTTACAATCTTTACATTCTGCTGGGGAACAGAACATGTGACAAAATCTCTCAGAGCGATGCTGATTGGTATGGATCAGGTAAATTTTAAACGTTCAGTTTTAATCACTGATAGTTCAAAAACTGATTTGACAATCTTCTCAAAAGTGATAGACTCTTTTGGTATAGAAGTCTATGACATGAATGTCAACTTGAACGAAAACATGTTTGATGATGACACGAATCGAATAGGTTTTTGCGAATCGTTTATTCAACAGGTGAATCGATACATTGTTGATGATTTTTGTTTGAACGTTCAGCACGACTCCACCATCATCGACGGCAGCAAATGGGACCAAAGATATCTTGACTATGACTACACTGGTGCTCCTTGGCCTATGAATATCATACAAGCAAGCGATATGGTGGCTGGTCGCATAGAGAAAATCCCGAACGTTGTTGGCAACGGAGGGTTTTCACTGAGAACTCGCAAGTTTGTGGAAGAATCAGCGAAACTAGGATGGCAACACAAAAATGAAGATTTAAATGCTTGTGTTTTCAGCTATGACGCCATGAAGAATGCTGGTATAAATTTTGCTCCACCTGAACTTGCAGCAAAGTTTTCAGTGGAACATCCTACACCTTATAAGAATTTTGACAGAAGAATTTTATTTAGTTATGGGTCTTTTGGATTCCACGGAGAATTTAACAGTGCAGGCATGAACTTTATTAAAAATTATAATTTAGATAGCGAGGGAAGTTTCGTATGATAAAGACCAACAAGGTTCTGTACCTAGGATACTACAAAGAATATGGCGATTGGGGAAAGTTTGCGGTAAATAATATCAAAGCTTTGATGTCCGCAGGTGTGGATGTAGCGTGTCGATCAATTGTATTTCAAGACAATCGAACGCCAAGTGATATATTCAACGCGGAAAAAAATCAAACCAATGATTGCGACATTTGTATTCAGCATTTGTTCCCAAATCATATGTTGGCATCTTCCAATTTTAAAAAGAACATTGGAATACTAGCAAATGAATTTGTGACCATTGATCATTCTTGCTGGGTAGAAAAGCTCAACACAATGGATCAAATATGGGTTTCTTCACCTTTCGCAAAACAGGCGTTGGACAATACTGTTCTTCGAGATAAAACCGTTGTGGTTCCTTTCGCTTTTGACACAGACGTCTACAAGAAGCATCATCCAGCGTTAAAGGGAGGCATTGAGTCTGAAGGTAAATTTAGATTTTATACCATCAGCAATTTAGAAAATCCAGAAATAGAAAGAGTGATCAGATGTTTTCATTCTGAATTTGACCATGCTGACGACGCAGTACTTGTAATTCAAATCAATGGTGAAAATGCCAACGGTCTTGATGATAGGATTTCTAAAGTAAAATCAAACCTTGGACTTCAGAAGAATCCTACTTTTTACAAAAAGGATATGATTGTCAGCAAGGGCGATCTTGCTCAGTCTTCAGATAATTCTCATGCTTTTTGTGACTGTTATATTTCAAGCCTTAGCCAACGATCTCTTTTTAGTGAAGAGTTTCACGCTATGGCGTTTGGAAATACCCCCATTGTGTTACAAGATACAGACGCTGAATATTACACTGGAGCCAAATACTCTGTGAGCACTGTGTATGAAACCAATGCTGTTCGCTCTGAACTTTGGCCTGACATCAGCAATGGTAAGAATTACATAATCAAACCTTGTGAGAAACAAATCAAAGACACGATGAGAAGACTGTACAACGAATGGAAAGAAAATCCAGCGGTTTATAAAGTCAACAAGAAAAAAGAAGCTTTTGATAAATCAGAAGCGTTTTCAATCAAAAGTATTGGGAAGATAATGAAGGAGACATTAGATGCTTAAATTACACTCTATTTTTAACAGACACAACAAGCCCAAAGAAACACCTTACAATGTATTGACTTTCAATACTCACGAAAGATATCAAACTCAACTAGCTAAAACTGGACATGATTTCTACGCTTTTAATCATGATGGAGGCAAAGATTGGTTTAGCGGTCATGCCCCTATGCCAAAGAATTATTATCAGCTTCCTAAGAATTCATTGTATCCCGGAGTGCCTTTTGATTTTATACTGGTGAACAGTAAATTTGGTCAGTTCCAAACGGCTACGCAAATCAATAGAACTTTACAGATTCCAATCCTATGCTTGGAACACACACTTCCTTTGCCTCAATGGCCGAATGAGCAGCTTGAACAGTTTCAGTCGATGAAGGGCGATGTCAACGTATTCATCACAGAGTACTCCAAGAAGCAATGGGGAATGACAGGAGATGTAATTTATCACTCTATTGACACTGAAGCTTTTAAGCCAGACAGTCAGATTGAAAGATCTGGCGTTTTGACCGTAGCTCACGATTTTATCAAACGTGATTATGCGTTGAATTATTCTGGATGGGAAAGAATCACAAAGGGTTTGCCACGCCTCGTTGTTGGTGAAACAGAGGGTCTTTCAAAGCAAAGTGAATCTGTAGAAGATCTGATCAAATCCTATCAAAGTGCTTTGGTTTATATAAACCCTAGTGTGTTGAGCCCAGTGCCAACATCTATGCTTGAGGCTATGGCTTGTGGATGTGCAATCGTGACGACTGAAACGTGTGAAATACCAAATATAATCAAGCATGGTGTCAACGGATTTATGTCCAACGATGAAAATGAATTGAGAAAATTCACAGAGCAATTGCTTGTAGATCCAGATTTAGCTGCCACAATGGGAGCCGAAGCAAGACTAACAATTGAAGAAAAGTTTTCAGAACAGCGTTTTATTAAACAATGGAACAATACCTTTGACAAAGTACACGGGGTGGTAAAATGAAAGTGCAAATCGTAAGAAAAGATCAAGAAGCTATTGTTGGATACGAAGTTGTCAAGGTTGAATCTCCAAACTCATTGGAAATTTCACACCTTGTTGATAACTCGTGTGAAAATATCCTCGCTGCTGACCTCGTGGACTCATTCAACAATGAAATCCTTCCGCAGCTATGCAAAGCTTTGGTGAGCAAGCTCAGGTTCAATGGTCAACTTGTTTTAGGAGGTACAGACGTTAGATTTTTCGCAAAGCATCTTCTGAATGGAATTCTTTCTCCAGAAGAAGCTTGTGAAATAGTCAGGTCAATACACTCTATGTCAACATCAGACATGGTTAGGCAGCAATTGGAAAGCGTCAACTTGAGAGTTATTTCAATCCATATGGATGGCTTGCACTACGAAGTGAAGGCTGTGAGGGCTTAACATGAAAAATACTTTATTTGGACTAGCTGTTTATTGCAATGAAGATGTTGAAATTGAAAATTTAAAAAACACTATCGATTCATTAAAGCAGATAAACTATGACAACAACAAGGTCAAGGTTGTTATATCAAAAAATCATTCTAGCAATTGTCAAACGATAGTTCATTTTGTAAACATCCTTCAAGAGAGATTTCTGGCTTCAGAAGCTGTGTTCCATTTGCATGATAATCTCACCCTGAGAGACACAGAATGCTTTCAAAAATTGGCACAAGCTACATACTTTGTAAAAGTGCAAGCTGGAATGACCGTAGATAAAGATTTATTTTCTAAAATAGATACGATGTTAAACGAAGATTCTAGAAAAATAGATCTGTTTGAGACAGACCATTTCTTTTTAGCGTCTAACGATAGTGTGCGGGACAATTATTTGAATTTTAATGATTACGATTCAACGATTGAATGTATTAGAAATTTATCTATCAAACAGGAAAAATATGAAAAAATCTAATAGATTCACAACAATAGCCAAGTCGAATGGTCATTCTAGTCTCAGAGAAGAAAAGATGACTATAATATTGCTTGCAGAAAACTATGGCTATAGGATGAAGTCTTACGGTCCAATTTCGTTGGTGCAAGTTGACGATAAGACACTATTAGAAAAACAAGTAAAAGCAATTAGTTCTGTTTTTATTGATTTTGAGATCATTTTGTGCTCTGGGTTTGAAACCTACAAAGTATATCATTTTATTCAATCTAAATTCCCAAACAACAAAAATATAAGAATTGTAGAAAATCAAGTATACTACCATTCTAATTGCTGCGAGGGTTTGAGATTATGCATGAGCAACACCACGAACACCCGAATGTTGGTGTGTGGAGGAGGAATAGTTTTAACCACAGAGTATTTAAGGTCATTGAATTTAAGAAAGTCGTCTGTACTAACTCAATCAGGGGTAAAGGACAGTGCCTTTGAAATAGGCGTTATCGAGAATGACTCAAGATTAGAAACCATGTCGCTCGCTGTTAAAGAAAAGGTTTGGACAGAATTGCTTTACTTGACAGGCGATACGTTGATCAAGTCATTCTACAACATAGTGTCAAAACCAGAACTAAAGAATAAGTTTTTATTTGAAGCCCTCAATATCTGGAAGGGCAGAAGACAACTGTACGTATCTGATAATTCTTCAGATCCAATTTTTAAAATCGACAATATCAAAACCTTGAAGAGGATAACAGATGAAAATTTTGTATCATAACTATAGTAATTTTCTATCAACAGAACCCATGTATATGCACAACGCTTTCACAAAATGCGGCATAGAAAGTGTTTTCTGGAATTCTAGTCAAACAAGTGCGTACGACACGTTTGATTTAAACAAACCAGATGTGTTTGTCACTCACTTTCAAACATTTACACATGACATCTTAGATTACTTGAAGAACAACAGGTCTAAGGTTGAAATTGTTATGAATGTTACTGGAGCCACTCAAAGTCAAATCACTTCAATCGAACAAGTGTTTGAAGAATGCAAGGTCAAGTCACCCTTTATTTTTACAAATGACTTTACTTTAAATGTAAAAAGCAATCTTAAATTGATTCAGCTTTATCCAGCAGCAGATATTTTTATTGCTGATCCTTCTCCTTTCAAGGAGATTGGCGTACCTGAAGCAATCGTTTCTGATAAATTTACTGAAAATTTGGAAAAACATATTGCCAATAAAGAGGTTTTCCACCTATTACATATAAATGGTGACAAACTGGATAGTAATTTTGACATGATGGTGAACGTACAGAGTTTATCTCAATTGTACAAAGTCTATCCAAAGTTTACTATCGTCGGAGACAATGATCTGTGTTGCTCACAATTGTTCTTGGATATGAACTTAAACTGTAAGAAACTAGAAGTCAGAAGCTCAGATCCTGCGGGTTTTCAAAAAATGTTAAGAGAAATGTTTTCTGAAACACAAACAGAAGATGTTCAACTTGAAATAAAGAATCAAATTAAAAATAAGCACACTCCATTTGACAGAGCGTGGAGATTCATGAAATATCTTGGTGATACAAACGCTATGGATAAAATCATGAATGTTAAGAATACTATTCCAAATCTATTAAAGGCCGTGTAATGAAAATTTTAATCCAATTTCCTACATATGGTAGAGCCTCTAAATTTCTAAAAGTTCTTGACAAGTATGTTGAAACTTGCAGTTCATTCAATGAGGTGTTTTTTAATATAAACTGCGATGGGTCTGATTTAAGTATGACAGACTCATATGTATTCGAAAGAATAAAATATATATTGAGCAAGAGAAACAACGTAAGTGGTAAAGTGAATTATGACGATGACACCACGAAAATAAGTGCTATAAACGATCATGTGGATGAGCAAGATTTTGACATTATTGTCTGTGCTAGCGATGACATGGTTCCAAAAGTAGAATCTTGGGATCAAGAAATCGTAAACGCGATGAAAGATAATTTCCCAAATTTAGATGGATGCGTTCATTTCAATGACGGCAATACCAGTGGTAAATTGATTACTTTTTCTATACTTGGAAAAGAGCTTTACAAACACTTTGGGTATATTTACCATCCAGATTACAAGAGCTTGTATTGCGATGATGAGTTTACTCAGGAGGTCATACGCTTGAACAAGGTGGCATATATCGACAAGATCATCATCAGCCACGAGCACTGGAGTATCGAGGGCACAGAGAACCACAATCAAGTAGACATTGCGGTTCAGAAAACCCTTCATTATTCAGGAAGAGACGGTTCCGTTTTTAGAACGAGAAAAGAGCTTGGTTTTCCAAAAGAGAGGATAACAAATGACTAAAAAAATCATATCCTTTAGCTTGTGGGGCGATAATCCAAAGTATACAGTCGGAGCAATCAAAAATGCTTTGCTGGCTCAGATTATATATCCAGAATGGATTTGTAGATTTTATATTGGAAATGATGTTCCTCAGCACATAAGAAATCAGCTTGATGATTTAAATGTTGAAATAATGGAGATGGGTGACACGGGTTGGAATGGAATGTTTTGGAGATTCTTTGCTGCTGACAGCTATGATATCGTCATTTGCAGAGACACTGACTCTAGACTAAACCTCAGAGAACGAGTCGCTGTGGATGAATGGCTTTCTAGCGACAAAGATTTTCATATAATGCGTGATCATCCTTATCATAACACTGAAATACTAGGAGGAACTTGGGGTTGCAGAAATGGGATTCTAAGAGGAATAGAAGAAGCGATCCAAGATTACAACAAGGGGTCGTTTGACAATCAATATCAGGTTGATCAAAACTTCTTGCGTGAAGTCGTTTATCCGCTTGTAAAGGATGAATCGATTGTGCATGATGAGTTCTTCGAACTAAAGCCATTTCCAGCTAATGCGACCAAGCGAACAGGATCGTATTTTGTTGGGCAGGTGTACGACGAGTGTGACACACCAGTTTTTTAGGAGCACTAATGAAGATTGATACAATTATAACATCTGTTAACGATTCACATGACTACACATCTTTCGTTAAGCCGATCTGCAACGCTTGGACAAGTCTCGGAGTGAACGTCAGGCTAAACGTGATAGGCGATGAACAGTTCTCATTTCCGGGGGGAGGAGTTACAGTAATTAATAGAAAGCCTATCGATGGAGTAAGAAGCTCATCGCAGGCACAGCTCTCTAGAATCGCAGACGCTGCCGCCCCAGAGAATAACTCTAAGATCATAATGATAGCAGATATAGACATGATACCCCTGAATGATACGCAATTGAGGGTGTATGATGACGTTCTTGATACCTATTTATGTAAGTTTGGTTATGATCACCCAGCATTTCAGAATGCCCCAGACATCGGAAAGTGGCCCATGCACGGAACGGCGTCGTCTGGCAAAGTCTTTAATAGATTCGTGAACCCAAAAGATCTATCTTACGAGGAACTTATAGAAGAATGGTGTGAGACAGAGTTTTCCGACCCAAGATCTCAACCTAGACAATCTGGTTACTTCTGCGACGAAAGCCTCGTAAAGATGCTCCTAGATAAAAACCCTCAGCCATCAGTGCTAATAGCTAGAGGACTTGTTGGTGGAGGTAAGTTTAAGCAACATCCAGATGGAGGTTATACAGTTTACGGGCGGATCTGTAGGGCAAAACATTCATCTTTAGAAGACATAAATCTAGATGATTACTTTGAGATACATGGACCTAGACCATTTATAGAAAGCTGGTACAAGCCAGTCACAAAATACTTAGGAGAAACAGATGAACGTACGTAACTCACGACACGGAAACGCCCGAATACGGTTGGGAGAATATAGATATGCCCAAATCATGGACTATGCTAGATTATAAAACCCTTAATCCTTGGATTAGTGCGTTTTTTAGAGATGCTGCTGATGCAAAATTGGTATCTGCATTTTTAGAAAAAACCTTGTAGACCAATCACAATTAATATGGGAGTCCTTAATTTTGAAAATTTTAGGCTTAATGCTGGTGTCAGACAATCAGGAAGGTATTAGAAGTTACTCAGATATGGCAACAGCGTGCAGGGATACTTGGGCAGATGATAGCGTCTTTGGTGTATATGGACATTCTAAGAGAATGAACCTGCAAAATGAGGCACCTGACTCCTACCACTTGAGGCGAGAAGACTCGACTATTTTCGTCAACACCCCAGACGCCCGAGACAACCTCCTAAAGAAAACGATCAAGGGAATGGAGTGTCTACTCAATAATTTTGAGTTTGATTATCTGTTTCGGCCAAACTGCGGAAGCTACATCAACTTGAAACTCTTGAGTGAGTTCCTTGAGGACAAGCCTCGACACGCATATTACGGAGGGATAAACGGATACCATGCGAATATATGGTACGCAAGCGGATCGTGCATCTTGATGAGCAGGGATGTAGTTGAGATTCTGGTAGAAGACCAGAGTAAGCTAGAGTATAACGGAAACGTGCTGATGGACGATGTTTCAATTGGACAGCACTTGATAAATGTCAGAGGTATTGAGCTAGACAAGAACGCGATCCGCAAGGATTGCAGATCAGAATCAGACATTGAGAGAGAATTTGACCCCAACTGCTATCACTATTATTTTTGTCACACCATAAACCACGCACTTATTTATAAGTGTCATCAAATGTCTTTAGATATAGGAAATAAGTAATAATGAATTTTTTAAGAACTTTCAATGAAATTAAAGAAATACCTTCTGACATCAATGAGCATCTACCAACGCTCTATAAGTATGCACAGATGTCTAATTCTATCGTAGAGTTAGGTACGAGGTGGATGGTGTCAACATTCGCTTTTCTAGCCGCAAAGCCAGATAGATTATGGAGCATTGACATAGAGAGGCCAGATTCAGACTGCTGGGGAGATCAAGCTAATTTAAATTTTGAGAATATCCTAAAAGAGGCGAACGATCAAGGAATTGATTATAGGTTTATTCAGGGGGATTCTAGAACTGCCGAAATTGAATGCGACAGTTTCGACTTGTTGTTTGTAGATACTATTCATACATCTGAAATGGTAGCGGCGGAATTAAATCATTGGGGGAACAAAGTAGATAAATTTATCATCTTCCACGATGTCGTCTTGTGTCCAGAAATTAATATAGCAATCAATGAATTCGTAGATAAGAATCCTCAATGGGTAGAGCTAGAACGGTTTTCAAACAATTGTGGGCTACTAGTTTTAAAAAACGAAGAGGGGTCATGAGAGTTTTAATAATCCAAGAGAACGGTCATCATGACGAGAACCGTAACTATCGGGAGTGCTTTTGTTTACAGCGTGGCTTTAAGTCTAACGGAGTCGATTCGGATGTTTGGGGTAAGGGCCACGATAACTATGATACGCAGCCAGATTGGGAGTCTTATGACCTTATCTTCTCTGTTGAAAACTGGGACTGGATGCCAGATTTAAGCAGTGTTAAAGCTAAAAAATTCATATGGGCAATCGATGCTCACTGTAAAAGTCCTGAAGTATACGAAGCATTGGCAGACAGAAACAACTTTGACATGGTGCTTCACGCATCTCCAAACCTTGGAGTATGGCTTCCAAATTGTTATGACGATACAATCATTAAACCTTTGAGTGTTGAAAAAAATCATGAAATAGGTTTTTGCGGAAATGTAGCGAACAGACAAAGTAAAATAGATATCATGAAGGCTAATTTCAAAGATTTTCGTTTTGATGAGTTTGTTATTGGCGACGCTATGGTCAGTGCTATAAACTCATACAAAGTTCACTGGAATGCAAATATTAGTTTCGACATAAATTATAGAAACTTTGAAACTATGGGGTGTAAAACAGCTTTGTTGACATCTCAACATTCAGGTTACGAACAGTTGGGTTTTAAAGACTGTGTTAATTGCGTCATTTATAACAATATGCACGAAATGATTGAAAAGGCTAAAATCTTGATAAAGAATGAAGATCTTCTGAAGAGCATAGCAAATGCCGGATATGATCTAGCAAGCAAAAATCATACGTATAAAAATAGAGCAAAGCAGATATTAGATATAATGGAGAACTCTAAATGAAAGTTTTATTGACTGGTGGTACTGGATTCTTAGGAAAAAATCTGCAAAGATATTTTCAAAACGATAAACATTACGATGTTGTGGCACTGTCTAGCCAAATGTACGATCTGCGTTGCGGAGAGGCTTGCAGAAGAGCTATAGAGTATTATGCGCCAAATGTCATCATTCACGCTGCCGGAAGCGTAGGAGGCATTCTGGCGAATCAGCAGAACCCCGGAAAGTTCATGTATGATAATCTAGCTATGGGCATGAACATGCTCGAACAAGCTAGGGTTTACCAAGCGTTGCATACTCCATTAAAGTTCATTATGCTTGGAACAGTTTGTGCATACCCAAAATACACCCCTGTTCCTTTTCAAGAATCAGAATTGTGGAATGGATATCCTGAAGAAACAAATGCTCCCTACGGAATCGCCAAGAAGACACTCATGAAGCTTGGCGAAACTTACCATCAGCAATACAATATGGACGTTGTGAACCTTGTGCCTGTGAACATGTACGGGCCGCACGACCATTTTAATCTAACAAGTGCTCATGTCATTCCAGCCCTGATACTCAAATTTCACGAGGCAATAAAAAACAATCATGATGTCACCGTATGGGGAAGTGGCAAAGCGTCAAGAGAATTTTTATATGCTCCAGATTGTGCTGAAGCTATCAAGCTGGCTATCGAAAGCGATGTCGGACCAGAACCAATAAATATTGGAACTGGAAAAGAAATAAGGATCTTGGACCTTGCCGAAGAAATTGCCCTTCAAATGAATTTTAATGGTTCGATCATTTTTGATTCTACGAAACCCGATGGTCAACCAAGAAGATGCTTAGATACGACCCGTGCTGAAAAGCTATTGGGCTTTAAAGCTAAAACTGATTTTCAAACCGGATTAAAACAAACCATTCAATGGTTCTTGGGAGAACAAAGATGAACTTAGGCTTTTTTATTCAGAACAATTGCGGAACTCCACAAAACACCAAGATCTATAAGTTTCTAAATGAAGCTATTGGTGATCATGCTTTACGAGACGCAAGTGTTTTCTTCAATGATGTTGGCTTCAATCCAGTGAATCCAAAGTTTGGTATGTTTGATGGAGCAGATATCTGGAGCTTCAAGGGTAATTTGATCTGCACGTCTGTAGAGAATTTAAGAAAAGCAGTTTCTATAGTCAACGCTATCAAGGTCGCATATCTTTTTAGCTCAAGCGATCCTGTTGAAAACAATATCTTCGACTTTGTTAGTATCTCAAAATCTTATAAAGTTTTGGTGGACAACGAGGTTGATCAAAATACTTTTTATAGACTAACAGGCGTAAAACCAATCTTGATGCAAGAATGGTCAGTTCCTACACTGAGCGAGGTTTTCAATGAATGATCTTGATCAAAAAATTATAGATTTGTACAACAATGCAAATCAAAGTACTTATGAAATAGCCGTACAGCTTAACACATATCCAAATAAAATAAGAAGAACCCTGATTCGTCACGGATATCAATTAAAGGATAAAAGTGAAGCTCAAAAGACCGCTTTAGGAAACGGTCGCAGTGCTCATCCAACAGAAGGCAAGAAAAGAACTGAAGCCGAGAAAATAGCGATCAGTAAAAGTCTTGTTAATTATTGGGAAGAAATGAGTGAAAATCAAAGGGAAAAGAGAATCAATCAAGCAAAAGACAATTGGAAAAACATGTCTGATGAAGCCAAGGAAAATATGCGATCCAAAGGTATTGCAGCAATCAGAAATGCAGCCACAGAAGGCTCTAAGCTTGAGAAGTTCATTGCTGAAAGATTGATGATGGCGGGTTTTTCAATTAAATTGCACCAAATGATTATTCCCGCTGAAAACTTGGAAATTGATTTGTATATTCAGGAATTGAAGACTATCATAGAGGTGGATGGGCCGAGCCACTTTTTGCCAATCTGGGGCGAAGAAAAGCTTCAAAAGCAAGTGAATGCTGACCTTAGAAAGAGCGGAGCACTGTTGAGCAAAGGATACGTAGTGATACGAGTAAAATCACTGGGACAGGAATCTTTGGCCAAACGACAAGAAATATTGAAGTCTCTTCTCGAAGAGGTTTTAAAAATCAAGGATCAGTTTCCGCCAAGATCTAAACGTTTTATTGAGGTTGAATAATGTTGGACAAAGAAAAAGATTTGTTTGAGGACGTTTTTTTACAAACACCACAGAATGTTGACACTAGCGTAAAGGACAGGTTTATGATGGATGGACCAGAAATGACAGATCCACAGTGGAGTGATTATGTTATGAAGCTTTTCGATCCAACAGAATTGTATGAAGGAAGACCTTTGTGCTCTGGATTGAGAAGAGTTGCAGAACTGTTGCTCGGAAGAATCGTCAGCAGCAGACCAACTCAAGTTTTTCCTCCTGCTTCTGGCGATCAAATCGGAAGAGCAACTGTGGTTTGGGAGGTCGTGTTTATTGATGGCTCTTTGTTTAGCGATGTGGCCGATTGCTGGGAAGGAAACACGGACGATGCCTTCTGCGTCTTCAACACGGCTACAGCAGCTACACGAGCGGAAGGCAGAGCTTTGAGAAAAGCCCTCAGGCTAAAGATTGTAGCGGCAGAAGAAATGACAAAGAAGAATACCGCTGGTATCACTCGTAGTATTAGTCAAACTAAAAGCGTCACAACTGAAGGCGAGTACGACAACTCACAAAGAATGACTGATTCACAGGCAAACTTTGTTGACGTCAAGTGCAAGCAGTTGGATTTAAACGTTGTTAAATTCTTTAAGGAGGTATTTGATCTCAA